TACTGGTGTACCACCAATAACTCTTAATCTGTCGCCAACTGTATATCCACTACCGCCTGTAAACGTAGTAGTACTTGTATTAGTAGGTGTTTGTGTAACTACATTGCCATCGGAAGTATTAGACATACTTACTGAACCAGTTGACATAGTAGCCGGTGTGCCGTTAATATTGTACAGTCCTATTGGATATAAACCTGTTGTTGTAGTTGTAACTCCGTTAGCATCTGATTCAGAAATAAATGGTGCTGTTCGCATTCCTAATTGTTGGAAACTTCTTACAATGTGGAAATCTAATACTTCTTTGTATGCTCCACCTCTGCAACCGTCTCTGAGAGTTATCGGTGCTGATCCACAACTGGATATTTTAATTGCTGTCTTACCGTTCTTGGTTGTTGGCATTGTTGTGTAGCCAAATCCTGCAGAGCATTCAATTTCTCGTAGTGTTGCTGCTGGCGTGCCTTTAATGCTGATGGATCTATTATTAATTATAAATTCATCACCTGGTACCATTCCTATTAAATCATCTTCGGTCACCACAGCACCCGGTGTTGGTCGAGTTAACTCGACATCTACTACAGGGCCTGCAGGCAGACGACGTTTTGTTCCATCTGGATTTTCTATATCTTTAATTGGCTGGAACGTTATCACTGGATCAATAGTAAAATCTATACCATCTGTAATTGGACTATCATCTGAACTTAAAGTTTCAGGTGGTGTTAATGATCTGCCGTATGCCGCATTGCCTGAGTTTGTTGAGTCATATACACTAGCACCTGGGATAATTGTTGGTGGTCCTGCAGGAGTAGTAGTAAATACTGCATTGCTAAATCCTGGTATGCCTGATGTACTGCCAACACTATTTGTGCCAGATCCGCCTGTGCCGTTTGTGCCGTAGCCTGATGTGTTTCCACCAGAATTAAATCCGTTAGTTGCACCCGAAGCTGCTGAACCTGGATTACTTAGATTTTGTAGATCGTAATTGCTACTGCCTATCTTCAATAACTGATGTTCTACAGTAATGTTTTTCATTGTACCAGAATTGCCTAAATGACTAGATCCAGGATACATACTTAAATTAAGACCATTAATTCCTCTGTTAGGAATTCTAATTGGTTTTTGTAGAGCAGCACTTAGCGGAATTATGTTACCGCCGGAAACACGTTGTAAAGTATTGTTTACATATCTATTATTGGTTAAGTCTGCTGGTCTGCCAATGTTCTGTGGGTTTACAGTTTTTACTGTTTTCTTAAACACACTAGGCATATGAGTGTAGCCTGCCATTGGCGCGGCACTAAATCCACCATAGTTATGTACATAAGTAACTCCAGGGAACTGTGCCTTCTTAGCCCAACCGCCTCGTCCGAGATATTGAATTCCGCCTCCGCCCATAACATTACCGATACTAATTTTTGGTTTTGTTGTAGGCTGTCCGGTTGGACTATATGTAGGTGTTGCTTTATAACCTGTCCATTTTGGTGCTGCTGAGCCTGCTCCTGTGTAATTACCTGCTGGCGTACTAGGTGCAATTTTGCCTGTCTTAGTTGTAGTAGGATAACAAATTACATATCTGTAAACATTGCTAAGTTTTTGAATTTTAAGTTTTAAGTAAGACCCTGCTCCAGGATTAAAGTTAAATTCTATAACACCACAGTACTTAATACCATCACCTGACTTTGTAAAGTCTTGTGGGAAGTTGCCATTACTGGTGTTTGGATTGTAACCACGATGTTTTCCACCTATGTGGTTAGCGTATGCTGGAACAGCTTTTGAAGTTTTAATTTTTTCTTTTTCTGCTGCTGTTGCTTTCCTAACAGTTGCACCGGTAAATCCTTTACGTTTGCCTGTTGTTTGATTTTTTTGCTGTATTTGAATTGCTTCAAGTATATCAGGTGCACCATCAAAGTCCATGATAATTTTTACTTTACCAGATGCGGGTATCATATATGTAAAGTGATCGAAGCCGCCTGCTTGGTTACCTGTTCTATTAGCAGTCGTGGATTGTTCTTGGTATTCACATTTCTCATATACTACCGGTGCAGGTGGTACTTTTTGTCCTACTGTAATAGTTACTTCCTGAACAGATCCACTGCCGTGTCCGTCATTTGAATTATAAAACCACACATCAATTCCGCTAAATCCACTGTTCGGAGTGTATGTAAAGTTACCATTACTTAATAGACTCACAGTACCAAACGAAGCGCCTGGGGCAACTATAGTTGATGTTAGCGGGAATCTTGCTACACCTGTGCCGCCTTGCAGACCTGTGCCATTTGATGTAAACACAGTGCCTGGACTATTGTTTGCAGCTCCGAGGCTCACAAAGTCAGTATCACCTGTAGTTACAATAGTGTATTGATTGCCTGGTTGGAATATGCCTTCCTTTATTAATCCTACAGTATCATTAGTTAATACATTACCGGTTACTACTGTATCAAAAGGTGTACTAAACGCATCGTCGTTACCGTTGGCAGGAGTATTAGGAACCTGCGGTGGACGAGGTGGTACTGGTATAATTAACTCACCACATTTTGGTAGTGGCGCAACAAGTACTGCTGTTGCAGTAAGTACAACCGAACCGTTACTATAATTTGGTCTAATTTTAGGATTCGCTGTAGGTATAATTTTAGGCCCAATGTTTACAACCGGTGATGCCGGAATTGGAATTGGTGTTACACTCGGTGCAGGAGTCGGTGCAGGATTGCCCGGAACATTTGGTATTTGAACATAACCCATACCGTAGCCGCCGTTATAGCCGCCTGTGCCGCCTAAGTTAATCGTAGTGTAGCCGGGACCGCTGCCGCCTATGCCGGCGTTGATTGGGCCGCCTATAAAGTTAGGTACCTGGCCTGAATACAAACTAGGAATAATTGGATTAAAAGGCGTAGTATTTAAAGTGCTTGATCTAGTTTTTGCAGTTGCTGCTGATGTAACTGATCTAGGATTCTTTCGGATTGTACTAACACCGTTTTTGTTTTTATTAAATCCAACCAATCCAGCTCTTATTTGATTTATTGTTTTGTTGCCTGTTACCTGTAAATTCTTTGTGCTTAAATTGCCAAATGATGTTAAGTTAGGTAATGCTCCGCCTATTTTGTTTGGCGTTGTGCCATTTGGCCCGAACATTGGGAACTTCAGCATATTAATGCTTATACCAAAACTGCCCTGATGTGTTACCATGCCTGCTCTAGTTTCGATTGTGTCATTTAATGCATCAATCATCCCAGGCAAACTGTTTATATTGTCAATTTTAATAATAGAGTTGTTTAAACTAATAACGTTATGGTCTAATGTTGTAACAACACATGTTGTTGACGGAGTGCCATTTACGTTAGTGTTTGCTTCATCTGCAAAAGGAAAACTATCCCAAACAACAATAGTATTTGCTGTAGGTATATTCTTAACACGATATACACCGTTATAGTATCTTTGATCTGCATTATGTATTGCAATTTTCTTACCAGAGTAATCATTTTCCATTCCATGATCGTTTGTTGTTGTAATTTTAAATTCTGGAAGTAATATGTTACCTGTTGTAGGACCACTTGACAAGTAAGGCGTATCAATAATAAATGTATCTGTAGATGCACCTTCAACTATCCATTGTCCGCTGTATGATGTACCAGCAACAATTTTAATCATTTCACCAGCGGCATATCCGTGATTAGCTGATTCTATTGTTGTTCTGTTAAAGAATCTAGCAGTAAGGTTGCCAGCATCAATCGGTGCTGTAACACCAGCTTCAGTAATTGTGCATGTACCTGCTTGTATATTTACATTTGATGCTGTATATGTTTGTCCATGGATTAATTGTTCAGAAGCTGTTATGTTACCTGACGCAAATCCTATTGTACCCGCTAAGACTGAGTCAAGCATTTCAACACTAGTAGTAATAGTAACAGTACCAGTGCCGTCTGCTGCACTTGCTTCTGCTACAGCAAAACCACTTACACCAGGTGTAACGTTTGTTATCGGGCTTACTGTATTAGGACCTATGTTTGTTACAGATTCTTCCATCATTGCCACTGGCGTGATGTTACTTAATCTTACTTGCTTTTGATTTACTGTCTGCTCATTAACCCAAACAACAAATTTATTGTCTATTACTGCATCTTTAACAGCAATATGATAATCTAAATATCTTGTTGAGTCTATACCACTAGCAAGCTGATTTTGATCTGTTGTAGTATCAAATAATGATTCAGTTGTATATAAATGTGCTGTTTGATCATTTGCTTCTTGCTCTATAAATTTAACAGTACTAGCAAATTCTTTAAACTGATATACGTTCCAATCTTCATTTTCTGATATAGCAACGTGTACTATATTGTCAGTGTCAGGATGTATAAGTATGTCTGATCTAAACATATCACTAATACTAGGAACATCAAAACTGCTAAAGTCAACTGTTGTGTTATTTACATAACCAGCATTAGGAATGCTTATATATTTTGCATCTGTAATACCTGTAGCATCTACATCTGTTGTAGTAGGCCATAAATTTGTTTGTCTTGCACCAATTGGCTTTTTGAGGAAACGTGATGTGTCATCGATGTCAATTAATATTGCATCGTCTGTTTTAAGATCCGGTGTTATTTCGTGTAAACGTTTTACACTTGTTATAATAGCAATATTATCATTAGTTGCTACTTTAATATTAAGTTTGGCAGCCGGCACATCATCAAAATAAGTTGATGCAAAATTAACAGTAGGTCTTTCTACTAAGAAAACATTTGCACCCTGTGCTATACCATTATCTGGTAAATTTTCTACATTACGCAATGTTAACGTAGTTGCTGTAAGATCAAACTGTTGATTGCCTGGTGCGTTAATTAACTCGTACCCATCAATAAACACAGTTACATACGGATATACTACATCGTCTATAGTTTCTATGTTTTCAGAAGCAATTGTGGTTATAGGAACATTAACATCTCCTCTAACAACAACATTACCTTCAGTGTTGCCGCCTGCACCAGCAGTTAGAATAACGAATGCTGTTTGCTGTCTCGAACCTGCATCATATGCCCAATAGCTAGAATCAACAATTGCATTATTTACTTTTACTGTGATATCACTTGATGTAGTAGCACCTGTGCCTTTTGTAGGATGATTACCAACTGCGGCGATTGCAAATCTTTGTGTAGGTTCATATCTTCCTGCTGTTAAGTTAAGACCGGATAGCGTACTACCTTGTTCGGTTAACATAAAGTCTGTACCGATAAACGATAATACGGATTGTCTAACCATACCGCTACCAACTTGAATTTTACTTTCGATTGAGTTTGCAGTAATATGAGATTTAATTGTTGTATCAGCGTTAACAAGGTCAGCAATGTTTGCTAAACTTGCAACACCACTAACATCTATATTAACAGGGCCAATGTTTACGTTCGATGCACCGGCGCCAACTGCTGTGATTGTTAAATTAGTTAATCCTGTTATTGTAGCAATAGTACTTCCTGTAGCAGAGGCATTTCCTTGGCCTGTTGCTGTAAACGCAGCTTGTAATACTGTGCCTGTACCTATACCTGCAGCAGTTGCTACGAATACTTCACCTACAGGAGGTGTGTCTGTAGCAGTTCCTATTGCTTTCCACTGGTCGCCAGTTGTGCCAGTTGTGCTAGTAATTATAACATGGTCGCCGGCAACAATTTGATTAGCAGTTTTTTGGGTAGCGCCAACTGATGTAAAGTCAGAGTCACCAAGTGTTTTAATTTGATATTTTGTTCCAATAACAAGATTGCCATCATTGACAACGAGTCTAGGTTCCACAACCGGTGCAGTACTTGCTGCTGTACTTGTTGTAAACTGTGTGCTTACGTTAGCAATAGACAACTCACCAGCAACTACATTTAATCTTGCTGATTCTGTTGTGTATCCTGTACCAGCATTTGCAATATTAATTGCCGCTAGTGTTCCATCTGCCTTTAATACTGATGTAGCTGTTGCTTGTTGCTTAGGTGATTGTGTAGGAACTGATATTTCAATAGTAGGTGCATCATAATATGTATGTGCTGTATCAATTACATCTACTCTGTCAATTGTTCCAGTAGTATCTTCAGGGAAGGCTAGTGTAATTAATTGAGGATCGTGTAAGACATCAGACTTTGTTAATTTAAGTTCAATGCTTTGATCATTTTCTAAGTCGCCAAAGTCGCCTACTTTAATAGCCCACTCGTCGTATACTGCCATCTCACCGCTAATGATGTTTTTACTTTTAGCAAGTTTGCTTAAACTAGGTAGTGTGCCTTTACTTTGTAGCATACCTTTGTAGAATTCAAACTGATCATCATCTTCTAATTCTAAATTATTTAAGTATTCTCTTTCTTGGTAGCCAAACAAACCACGAGCTTGTTCATAAATTTGTTTCTCAACTGGAATAAATCCTAGTTCATGATAACGGCCTAAACTTTGTGCCATGTTATCTAAGTTAGGACGCAATTCGTCGCCTTGTATAATAAAGCCTTCTGAGCTAAATAGTCCGCTCCAGTTTGCTGTTTTCTTACCTTTAATTCTTAATCTGTTTTGTCCTTGACTGTATACTGGATCAAACAATGTGTCGTTGAAGTCAGTAACGTTATCAAATACTAGTGCATGTTCAATTTCTTTAGTGTGCAATAATGCACCGTAAACTTGTATGCCTGCTGGTGGTGTAATTTCTATGCTGTTGCCTGCACGAACTATTGAACATTCTGAAGGCTGTATTGCTCTACCATCTTGATCAATTAGTGTAAACTGGTTTCTGTCTACTCTATTAATTTTAGCAACCATTCCTGTCTTACTAGTAAATCTAACCGTAGTTGCTAACGGACTTAGTTCAAGTGTGTTGTTAGTTTCCCAGCCGCCTGCAACAAAGAACAAGAACTGTTTAACAACATAGTTCCAGTTTCTAACATCTGCTATAGCAGAATCAAACTCACCGAATGTAAATCCTATCGATTCCTGGTATGCTCCTAAGCCTACTAGAACATTTACAACGTCTTGGAATGTTGTATAAAGTGTATCGTAATCTATTCTGTCAATATATGGTAGATCGTCTAAGTAAAGTACACCCCTTACTGCACCTGTCTGTGGTAAACTAGGAAGTCTTTTCCACAGTGCCTGAGTAAATGTCTGTGAACTAGTTACTAGTGTTGGTGCTTCATAGTAAGAATTGTTATATTCAACAATACTATTTTTCTGATAGGTAACACCAGATTCCCAATTTGTAAAGTCTACAGCATCACCGCCAACTTGTACTGACGTTGTTCTGCCAGATAAGTTTCTTCTAAGGACATTAAAGTACCCTGCATTTTTATCAAAGCCTTTTACTTTATAACCGTTAGCAGTTTTTTCTATGTTGATACCTGTATAAAAATTTCTATTCTTATATGGCGAAGCATGTACAATAACATCAATGTTTTCACTAGGAATAATTAAACTAGTAGTAGTTGACGATAAACTTTGTTGATCTGTTTTAACTGTTAATGTATCTTTGTCTGTAAACCCTGCAACTCTGTGTGCAAGTTTAATGTTTACTTTTTTAAGTTTATCAGCATAATCAGTAGTTGTATTTAAACTCTGGTATGTTAACCAACTATGTATAAATTGTGAGTAACCAACGTTAGTAATAACATTGCCTGCTGTGTTTACAGCACCGTGTATACAGAAATGATCTTCATCTGCAAAGTCAAACGGTGTTCTATCCACAGTATTAATAATTTTATTTTTGCTGAGTACTGGAGAACTGTTACGCAACGGATCAGAGAACATTGTTATAAACCTTCCAGGCTGTGATAACAACATTGCTTCAGTTATTGCAAACGAATATCCTGCACTGTACTTCCATGCATTCTCTACAGGAGCGCCATCACCAAATCTCCATGGTGCTGATATCTGTGCTAAGTTACTACTAGGCTGTACACTAAACGTACTTGATAGAGCAATAAGTGCTCCTCTGGCTGTAACTTTACCTTTATTGTTTAATACTTTCTCTACCGGAGCAGCATAGTAATATCCGCTGTAAGTATTATTAGTACTATCTACTGTTCCACCAATTGCATAAGGGAACATAGGAGCGCCTGTGACGTCCTGTGTTGCAACATAAAAGTAAATTGGTGTTGTTGGGCTTTCTGGTGTAGTTCCCCAACGCATATTGTATTTTGCTGCAAAACCTTTACTGGCATGGCCTACATATCCATCAGTCCCGCCGAGTCCGGCGTTATAAGTATAATCTTGTACAAACTCGCCTGTGTGGATTCCTGCAGGTCCTGAGGTACGTTGGCCTGTGCGTAATTCAAACGCACTCTTAATGTTTGTAATATTATTGTTGGCCGCATCTGCATTAGCAAGTGTTCCTGCACTGTCATACTTTGTATAGCCATATGGTCCGTAAATTGGTAAGCCATCAAAGGCCCAGCCAACAATCGGACTATGCTCTGTGGTGCTCCATGCTGTTAGTCCAGCACTCTCAGGAGTAATAGTATAAACTGCATTTTCAACAGACTCGTTTCTGTATGTTTTTGAATAGAACCACTCATTGCCACCTTGCCATGAACTAACATTAGCATGGTTATTAATAGGTGTTCCTGTAACTGTGATTGCTATAGTTTTATCTGCTAACGCAACGTTCTCATTAACCGGAGTGCCGCCTGTGTCAGATATGTCATCAACTGTGTAGTTATATAATTGATATGATCTAGCAGTTGTAATATCTTCAACAAACACAGAAGATGCACTATATGTAATATTAATACCATTTGGTAAATTACTTGTTCCAGCTGTGTCAACAAATGCATCAGTAACAAGTGTATTATTAACACGTGAATTTGTCCATGTTTCATTTTTTGTTGTACTACCAGTGTCAGTAATCTCACCCGGCGTTAATAAGTTATTAGTATAATCAACCGGTAGAAGATTTGATAATCCTACTCTACGCCATGGGTTATCTGTTAAGTATTCGCTTGATATAAAATTTTCATCTTTGCCGCTTCTAATAATACCCTGCTCTAAGTCATACCACAATGTCTCGTTAGACTTAGTAGTGTTAGTGCCGTATTGTGCTAGCCACCATGTGGGTTCACTAATAAATCCTAACATTTCCCAAGGATGAGTATGCGGTCTTGCTGTGTCGTAATAATATTCGAACCAGCCTTTCCAGTGCCCTGGTGCATCATTGGTACCTCTATAGTTCCATGATGTTTTATCTGTTAGTTTATAAAATTCATTAGTTGATGCATCAACTTTATTTACTTTAGCCCAATTTGTAAAACTGTTTCTTAATAAATCAGCATACTCTCTAGGAGACTGAGTGGTTGTTCTAAATGCTCCAGCACGAATATTACCTACGCTAAGTCTAGGCAAACTATCTGTTTTTCTAAATTCCTGTGCTGTTGAGTTATATAATCTTCTTTCAAATTCTAATAGTATGTCGTCTCTGATATCACCTAGCAGTGATGTTTTACTACCGTCATGTCCTAGAAGCAAACTTTGTGCTATTTTAAATGTATTATCTGTAACTACTGCCGGAGAATATAATGGATATAAACCCATTGTACTTGGCGTTGCAGGGCACTCGGCACTATCTCTATCTTCGTCGTAGAGTTTAGTAATAACAGTGTCACCTAAGTTTAATTCCTTAATTACAGATACTGTAATAGGGTTAAGACTTGTAAGTTCATAATCTTTGTCAATTACTAATAAGTCTTGACTGGAGTTTGATGCATCTACATGATAAACTAGTAAGCTGTTTGTTATTTCAGATAAGTCAGCGTAGTCGTCTAATGTATAAACCTTAGCGGCAATATCCGCTACATCAAATTCTTGTTTTATGTAGTTGTCACCGAATGGTAAAACAAAGGTTGTTCCAAACACATCTTTGCCGATGCTAAACGAAATTAAACTTCTTAGTACTTGCTCTAGTATATATTCTTTTGATAAGTTGGTAATATCATACTTATTATAGTATGCATTTATTTCGTTAATTAATCTTGCTCTATACTTTTCATATTCTCTTGCTGAGAAGCGTAATGCATCTACTAAGTTGTGTGGCTGATCGTCAAGTGCAAAAGCTGCAACAATTAGATCCTGATCTGTTTGTACAATATCTTTTGCATGTATAATATCTTTTGAAGTATTTGCAAAGTTGTTGGCGCCTAAGGCACTACCGGTAAATCCATCTTGTCTCTCAATGTATCTCTTAAAATGAGACATATACTCTGGTTCAGCAATTAATTCAATCTCTTTATTAAATGGGTTTGCTTTCCAGCTCAATGGTACATCGTATCTGCTGTCAGAAATTAATGTTATACCTACTTCACTGCCAACCTCAATATCAATTACATCGCCTGCTTTAACAGTGAACGTATTAAGTTTTATATTTGTTGGGGCGGCATACTCATAGTTAGTTGAAATAACACCATTAACTTTTACTAGAATATCGTATCCGCAATGACTAACAGCAGCAGTATCAGGTATTGCACCAATGTTATAAACTAGTTGTTCATCGTCTACTTCTAATTGTGTAATGTAGTGAGTAGTGATAATTTTTTGTTCATTTTTAGCTAGACTCTGTTTCCATGTAGAATGAAACTCTGGTGTTTCTTTTAACAGTTTATAATAGTAAGTACCTAAGATTGTTTTAGCAGTAGTTGTGCCAAAGGGCATGTATGTTGTTCTGTTAGTATGTATATAGTTTTCAAATGTTATTTCACTAACAGACTTATAAGGAGTGTATGTTACAGCAAATCCTAATTCTGTATCAACTGCACCAGTACCTACTTTGTATCCAAAAATTGGATTACCAGCAAAATCACTGTTGTTATAGAGTCCGCCATTGCTTAATAATTTACCCGCATCGTCGTATAACTGAAACAAAGGTGCTTGGTTAGTACTAATTTTTCTCTGTACCGTGCTGTAATCTGTTCCGTTGAATTTATAATCGATTCCTTTGAAAACATTACCGCCTGCTATTGTAACTGTTTGTCCAGTTGCAATAGGTGTACTAGAAGTAGGTGTAAGAGTAATACCTGTGTTTATACCACTAACAGTATATAAGTATGTCTTATTACTTGCATCTTCGTTAGAGAATAATAAAATATCACCATCTTGTAATACTCTAGTATCGATTGTTTTGTTTACTTGGCCAACAACATCTGCTTTTGTAATACCTGTGACATGTGCTGTAGCAATACCGTAACTGGTGCTGCCGTGATCATATAATTCTAAGTCTTTGCTAAATTCTAATATCGGCCTATTAGCTCGAGATGTTCTTTTTGGTATTTGCTCACCAGCATCTACAAAGCTGCTTCTATGATACCAGTGATTAACTCTGCTCCACGCATTTTTATTTACAGCACCACGTTGTTGTACAATGTAGTCTTTTTGCAATAATTTGCTTCCGCCGTATTCTGTACTTGCTGTTAAGTCTTTTTTAACTAAAACAATGCTTTCGCCTACACCACTTACAATATACTCAACCCCTGCTTTCTCAGGCATTGTTGTAGAATTAGCAGGAATAGTATACCCGTTATCGTTAAAGGTAACTGTCATGCCGTCCTTCAACGTTACAGTACCTGATGTGAATTGTTTTTTACCTAGTACATCTTTGTGTAAATTAATAGGAGCAATAGCTGTTCCTGTGACTGTTATAGCACCTATGCCTGCTGGTTGCCAGTAGTACTCTTGATAGTTGACAAATTTGTCTATGTTAATCGGAGGTACAAACGCTCTGTATTGACTGCCAAATAATTTATTATGGTTGCTAGTATTTACACCGTAAACATTTAATGTGTCTATGAACTCATCATAAAATATTAAGTTTTCGCTGTCGCCAGTTACTGGATTAATATTATTAACTGCTGGTGTTAAGTTATACTGGCGCCTATCGGCATTATCTTCTTTAATAAATGCACCGGATAGGCCGACATCACTGCCTGTTTTTTTACCAATAAAACCTGCTAGTGGAACAGTGTTTGCTTCGCTATACAGTTGCTCAACTGTGGCCTCAAAGAAATTCTTTATGGCTTTAGTTTGCAGTACTACTGGTAACTGATTTACAATCTTTTTATCTGACATACTTTTTTTTACCTATCAGCTCTAAGTGTTTGAGAGTTTATTTTCTCAACGATTTCAATGTCACTAACCTTAGCAGTGCTCAACAACATTTCATGTGGGTCTGCTTTAATTTGGAATAAGTCTCCAAATGACCCTGCACTGTTTTTAGGAATAATAACTATACTACCTATGTTACTGCCCAATCGTTGATGGACATAACTACTCAACTCTGTAAAGTAAAATGTTTCGCCAAACTCCCAATTTTCAATTGAAAAGAATGTATTGAATGCTGTAATTACTTTACTCTTAATTTCATTATCGCTCATAGTAGAACCTGCTAATTTAACAATTCTAAATTTAGCCTGATTGTTTGCTTCAGCGTCTGTGCCAAACAATAACTTAAACTCTGCACTTTTATAAACAAGTGTATCACTTGCACTTTTGAATTCATTAAGTTTTGCAAACTCTGTAGACAATTGTGCCGGTGTTGGTGATAGAGGAAACTCTGTGCCTGGTACCTTTCTGTATTTGCTAATAGCATCGTTGTAGTTATTTGTTAATACTAACATCTCTACAACGTTACTGATACTTGGATCTATACGCACATCTTTTGGTGCAACATGTTTCCATTTAATTATAACTTGATCATTGTCTATTAATGCTGTGTTCTGTCCTGCGGATCTGCCGTTTCGTACATAATAGTCAGTTGTGGTTACAGGTAAAACTGCAGAGCCATTACTGTTAAATATCATTTGATATATTTTCTTAGCAGTGTTATCGTATATTACTAGTCCATTTGAATTAGTAATTGCATCGTCGCCTAAACTACCTGTTACACTAGTTGGCATCTGGCTGATGTTTTTAACAACTAGCACATCTGTTGTGCTAAGTGCTTCAATTTTTTGTGCATCACCGTTTGTTAATGTATCTGCTGCAAAGTTTGCTGTTATAGTATCTTCGTTACGATAATCTACAATGTTGCCTGCTAGAGGTCTTGTATAACTGTATCCATCGTAGTCAGTGTAGTATTCAAAGAATACTAAATCAGTTGTGTTAACAAACTCTCTAAACTGTAGCGGCCTGTTAGGAACTAAGTCGCCGTCAGTGTCAACTGGAGAAACTACAACTTTTCTGTTGTCAGTATATCCATCGTTATACTTAACAGGGGCAACTACATTCCAGTCAACACTACTTGCTAACTGTTCTTTTGATTTTGTATAGTTTACAACAATCCTATCCTGTGTTGCTTGCCCTGTGCTGTCAACAGCATGAGTGTAATTATTAGAAAACATATTTGTAATAACTAAATTACCTGTTTGTGCTGAAACATTTGCATTTGCTAATATAATTCTTCCTGCTTGCCCTGTATCAGCTAAGTTGTTCACACCAAAACTAGTTGTGCCTGTTGTAGTTGCTCTGTAAGTTTCAAATAATGAAGTTGTAGTATTATAGTCTCTGTATAACACTTCACCTGCGCCATCGAAAATATTATAGCCAAATGTAGTATTACTAAAAGGAATAGTTATGTTTGAGGGTAAAGAATTTATTCTACCGCTGTTATTTGCAATAGTAACATTACTGGTTGTTGCGTTACCAATGCCATCAGTATCAAAATATGTGTTTAAAGATACTCTTGCACTATTTACAAATACGTTTGAAGAGAAGTTACCATCTCTGTATATGCCGCCACTTGTTAAATAGGTAACATCAGTGTCATGCCATTTAGTTGATCTTGTTCTTAACGGAATTCCTGGGTCATAACTATTAGGCGTATATTGTGTGCCTGTTTCGTCGCTTACCCAAACACTACCGACTGTGCCGGAAGTAGGTGTCCATAAAAATGATTCTGCACTGCCTGGCTTATAGTTTAATGTTGTAAATTGTATTACATCTCTACTAGCCTGGTTGTTACTGTCAGCAACTTTAATATTATTAATGTTATAAAATTTTAAATCGTTTTTGCTTTGCACAACATATTGCTGGCCTCGCAACTGTACCGCATATTTGTAGCTCTGTGAATCTATAGCACTGTAGTTAAATAATAATAACCAACTAGCATCAGATCCAGTTCCGCTTGTACTACGAGCATTGTTTAATGCCCAGTCTGCTGTTTTATTTAAATCTGCATTTAAAATAACATACCACTGATCTTTATCTGCATCAAACCCTAATCCAAATGTTCTCTTGTTAGTCATTTCATTTGAGATAGCAGTAATTTCAGTTGTGTCTAGCACTTTACGCATAGTAGCAATATATTCAGTTGCTTTCCAGCCATCCTGTATCGGAGCACTTAAACTAAACGGCCCAGTTGCTGTAGTTAATCCACTGGATAATGTACCATTGTTGGCAACACTTGTAATTCTTGCCCATGCATATTTTGAAGCATCAGTTGAGTCTGCAAATTTAATAAAGTTGTTCTCTGTAAACATTGCAAATATTTTTGTACCATCATCAGTGTAAGATCTATCTAGTACATTTACTGTACCTGATGAAATAGTTTCATGGAAATAACCTGTAGCACTTGTTCCTAATACAACTGGCAATGATTTCCATATAGCATTCTTTGTTGCTAATGAATAACGGTTTATGTCATACAGTTCAGATGAATCACGGAACTGTTCGTATATAAAGTTATTAAGATTTCTATCTTTTAAAATTAAAGGTATAGTAAAGTTTACAACTGCCGCTACAGGATTGTCATCACTAATAGTAATGCCTGATGTTCCTGGTACATCTTCTATGTACAACGAACCATCATTTGCAAATGTTTCTAAATTTTGATATGTGCCTGTTGGGTCATTGATGTCTATATAACGACTATGCCCAGCATGCGTTTTGTTTATTGCTTTTAGTTTAACAATGTTAGTTGTTTGACTAAAAGGAAATACATTATAGTCTTGAGCACTTACCATACGATTCTGTGTATAGTAAACTTGTGGAGCACGTTGCTTAATAGCAGTTAATGTCTCAGGTGCTAAACTGTTGTTCACAGTTTCCTGTAAACTAAATGTCACTGTTAAGTTATATGTAATGCCTTCGCCGTTTTGGTAAGGAATAGTTACTTTTATGTTTCGTGCATCTGCTGGTGACAGTGCAAATGTCTCTGGGTCACTTGTTCTGTAATATGTTCTAAACGTACCAAAAGGAATATCACCAAAGTTACCATCTGGGAAACGTAATTTAATTCCTGCGTTGTTTAAGTTTTCAACTGCATACAGTGTTCTAACACCAAATGCTAAATCATTGTAGTTAAGTGTTTGCCCTACAGTGTTAGGAATCTGTGTCCATTTTGCAAGGGTTGCGCCTGTACCATCAATTTCTTGTACAAATACGTCTGTTTCGTTAATGTCTGCTATATTAACTTCTTGTGTTCTGCTTTGTAAAGGATCAGTATAATTATAATCTACTGATTGCAATCTGCCTTGTTTGAACATAACAAAGAAGCCAGAATTTATACTGCTAATACCAGTACCATCGTTTCTGTATACTAAGTTAAAATTATTTAATCTATCTGGGTGTAGTTCGTTAAACACCCCTTCTTTAATAGTAGGATTAACAACCTGGAAAGTTCTTGATGTTCCGCTAACTGTTAAATCAAAGTCATATGCTACCGGAGCAGTAAGAGGCGTATTTAATTCGTATATGTCTGTTTCTATGCCGCCGACTGTTCCACTCTTAGATGGAGTACTAAATCTGTTTGCTGAATTCATTGCGGCGTTAAGAATAGTAATAAACTGCTCATAGCCGTCTGGGTTATTTGCATCGTCCCAGAAAACGTTAGTGTTGTTTATGTCGTTGCCTAAACTATCGCTAAGTGGCTCGTTTGTTCTAACTGCAACTACTTTCATTAAGCCACTTGCTGGAATGTTTCTACGTGGATTGTAGCCTAACTGCCTGGCAAGTTTAAATACCGAGTCTCTTCTTTCAGCAGTTTCTAAAAAGTTCTCTCTGCTGTTTAGATCCATTCTAAATGTTAGCGACTGTGAAAGATATGCTAACAATTCTATGATAGCAATAAATTCTGAACTTTCAGTATAATCATTAAAAGTTTCTGGATAGTTTACACGCACATATTCTACTAGAGCTTCTCTAATAGTATCAAAGTCATATGCTTGAAAATTTACTTCACTGAATGCTTTATATGCTACTTTCCAGTCTTCTGCAGCGAATAAGTTATTTTGTCTGTTTACTAATGCCATGTATTATACCTGCTGTTCGTCTTTAAATTCTAAGTACAGTGTATCTTTACTGCCTAGAATAACATACTGTAATTCAACCTCTGCTCTCACTGTATGTGCTGATGAAAACACTGAAATATTAATTATGTCAACCCTTGAATCTTTTTCTACAATTCTTGTGATGTCGTCTTTGATTTCATCTTCTGTAAATGAATCTTCTGGGTTCATTAACAAATCCCAAATAATGCATCCAAAGTTTGGACGCATAACACGTTCACCTTTTCGAGTATTAAACTCGTTAAGTAGATCACGTTTTACTAACTCCAAGTCCGATAAGGTAAATGGTGCTTTAACTGTATCTACTGTACTGAATCCTCTGAATAATGTAGCCATACTCTTATTTATCTACTTCTTAAACTAGAGTTTTAATGACTGAACAAAAAGGTTGACATAATAATAAAAGGTGCTATAATGTGTGCAATGTAGCAATTTATGTTGCAGAAGCAGCTCGCAAGAGCATAACATCCACTAAAGCGAACAAGGTAGACAGCAATGTTTAAATTGAATCGTGAGTTTGACCAACTATGGTCTAAAGCAGTTAAGGCTAATGAGAAGGCAGGTGGACATCGTTTCCATCGAATTTTTCAACAGACTAAACGCTTTGTCACAGTTGGCATATATGACTCAGGTACGAAGCAGTACGCACTGTTTGACAGTGTTAACTTTGCTGGTAATTACCGTTACGACAAGAACATCAAACCGGATGAATTTGTTATAATGGAAAAAATGGTTCAAAAGGCCAGTTAGCAGCAGTTAGAACTAAATATGTGTGTAGGAAACTGCACACATATTTTTTTATTAGGAAATAATAATGGCAATACATATCGAAGATCATTCACTATCTAGTGCTAATCAAAAAATACATACCCAGCGAGAGAAAATTATTTCACTTGAACTGCAGGTAGCAATGCTGGAAAAGGCAGTTGCCGAAGAGCAAGAAGCGAAGTATGTAGCTTGGAAAAAATTAGCAGATGTTAAACAGTTAAGTAATATAGCGAGCTAGTTATCCTCTAGGATCGTAGGTCGGTATTTCCCCTTGATATATCTCGTTGCCGTTTGTGTCAAACTTCTTTGCGGTGGCCATATAGCCTCTAGTCATATGACCGTTTGGATCAGATACCCAGGTTGATGTCATTCTCGTCCCTTGAGCGCCGCCCCAAACATAGTAGCCTCTATCAGTTTTCATGTCTAGTGCTTGTTTAGCGAAAGATTTTTTACTATCATAAGTTCGAATTGGAGTGTCGTCAGGCATTTGATACAGCTCACTTTCAAGCTCTCTTCTTTGATAATGATCTGCCTGTATAGTGGGAATTCCCGCAACCTTCTGCGAACTATGCGCCATCATTAAGTTAGGAACTTTCTCATGTTCATCATTATTAACTGCTATGAGCACTTTACTCTTACTAAAATTATCAGTTCCGATATGATCAGCCATACTCGTCAGTGATGCTAATTGGTTATCACTTACCTCAGTATTAACCATTCCTTTAACTTTTTGTGAGGTATTCATTAGCCCACTTGCTGCATGCATCTGTGTTCCTACTGGGCCTATTCCTTTTGCAATATCAACTACCTTTATGCCCGGAGCACTATAGATTGTAGAGTCTCCATCTGGAATGACATTCACACCTTGCTTCTCTAGTAATGATTTAAGTTCTGCTGGATTTTTTGCAACTTTTTGTGCAATGGCAATTTTATTTCTCATTGCGTTAACATTTGCTGCTTGTAAGTCTGTTGGTAAACCTTTGCTATCAAATGCAAGAGCCTTTAGTTTATTCTGTTGGTTAGTGATCATTCCTCCTAGACCTATTATTCTAGTACCCTGGGGGGTTGTCTTTGGAGTTCGTATTGCAGGAATACTAGAACCTAGCATTGCTGCTAACTTGCCTGCTGCAGCCGCATCAAACTTTTTAGCCTTTGCTTGAGCAAAATTATTCTGTACTTGAGCTGGGCTAGTATACTTAGGTTTGCCGTCGGCGCCTATTGTTCCTTGTTTAAGTCCGGCTGGCGTATTAACATCTGCTGGTGCTCCACCGCCCACTCCGTTACTGTTTTGTGGTAGACTTTGTGAGATATTCTCGTCCGGTACCATATTGGCTTGGTCGTCTTTAGAAGGATCCGGTATACCGTGTCCTATAAACGGCTCTGAAGTAACCAACGTACTTACAATAGTTACTATACCTGCTGCTTCACCTGTTCGGCGCCCACCAGTTGTTACTGGGCTTTCTGCATCTCTATCGTAGCCAGGGGCACCCGATGGATTGTCCGGCTGGGTATCTGTTACTATAGGTGTTGCTGATTGTGCTGGGTCTGCTGTTTCTGCACCTGGGCCGCCACTGTTCATTAGTACTTTAGGTGCTTTCTCAACTATGTTGCCGCCGGCTTCTAATACTTGCACACCGCCCGACTTAGTTGTAACTTTACCGCCGGCTTCGTTTGCTATATCAGTTGTTGCTTTGTTATATACTGCTGCACCAGTAGTGTTATACAATGAAC